CGAAAAATTGAACGGAAAGTATCCGTTAACACTTGATGAGGCTAAGAATATCAAGGCAGCTCTGGGAGTTGATCTCTCAATGGAAGAACTGTTCGCGAGGTCAGTATGAGAGCTAGGAGGAGACATTTATGGCAAATATTTACGAATTAACAGAATCAATAAAGCTGCTCTGGGATCTCATGGATCAGGGAGAACTGGACGACGATGTTCTCAAAGACGCCATGATGAACTCGCAGGAAGACCTGAAGGACAAGCTGGAAGGCTACTGCAAGTTCATTCGTCAGATGGAGTCGGATGTTGACGGCATCTCTGCCGAGATCAAGAGACTCCAGGACAGGAAGGCAGTTCTCAAGAACACGATCGAGAGATCCAAGAAGGTCATGCAGATGGCTATGGAGACAGCCGGTGAGAAGAAGGTCAAGGGTCAGATCTTCACCATCTCCATTCAGGCAAATCCATCATCGGTAGTAATGGATGAGCAGTATCTGGAGAACATCCCTGAGAAATATCTCATTCCACAGGAGCCAAAGCTCGACAGAAAGAAGATCGCAGAAGACATCAAGGCAGGCGAAGACCTAAATGGTATCGCTCACTTGGAACAGACAGAGTCTTTGAGAATTAAGTAAGGAGGAACGATGAATAACGCAATTATTTCCATTCAAAATGAGTTAAAGGCTCCTAAAGGACAGTTTAACTCATTCGGTAGATACAAGTACAGAAGCTGCGAAGACATCTTGGAGGCTGTTAAGCCCTTGCTCCATAAGTATTCTTGCAGTTTGAACATCTCTGACGAGGTAGTGATGGTAGGTGATAGATTCTACGTCAAATCAACAGCGACTCTCAGAAAAGATACAGGCGAAGTGATCTCATCTTCTGTGGCTTGCGCAAGAGAAGACGAAGCAAAGAAGGGAATGGATGGCGCACAGGTCACAGGCGCAGCATCGTCATACGCTCGGAAGTATGCTCTTAATGGTCTCTTCTGCATTGATGATACCAAGGATGCTGACACAGACGAGTATACCAAGAACACGAAGCCAGAGAAAGAACCTGCTGAAAAGGATAAGAATTGTAACTTGTATATCCAGTTAGAGAAGAAGGTATCTGAAAGCAAGATTGAGATTGATGCTCTGATGAAATACCTCAAGGCTAACGATAAGAGACTGCCAAAGGATGTTACCTATGAGTCACTGCCTGAGAAGTACCTAGAAGCATTGATTAAGAACTTCGATTCTATCTCCAAAAAGATTAATGGAGATGATGCGGATGCCTGATTTAATAGATTTAACAGCCTATCAATTTAAAAATAAATATACGGAGGATTAATAACAATGACAGACGCAGAAAGAGCAAACAATGGTGCAGATTTAAACTTGGATTGGGACAGTGGATTGGACTTTGTTGAGGAGAAGGAGTATTCCATTCTCCCTGTAGGTGAGTATGAGTTCACAGTAGTGAATCTTGAGAAAACTTACTCTAAGGCTGGCTCACCTATGGGCGTGATCACGCTCGATATCATCACTGATCAGGGCCAGCATTCTACTGTTAAGGACTATCTCGTAATCTCTGAGTCTATGGCTTGGAAGCTTTCTTCTTTCTTCCAGTGCGTAGGCTTGCAGAAGAAGGGCGAGGCTCTTAAGAAGATGCCTTGGAACAAGGTAGTAGGCGCAGAAGGCAGAGTCTCCATTAAGCACGAGTCTTATAATGACAAAGAGTCTGCCAAGGTTAACAAGTACCTTTCTCCAATGGCGAAGCCAAAGGTTGAAGATACTGGTTCAGACCTTCCATTCGAGATTTGAATGTATGGCGGAGTTAGAGAAGATCATCTCTGCTCTCGAAACAATAGATCCAAGAAGCCTGAACTATTCTGAATGGGTTGAAGTGGGAATGGCCCTTAAAGCTGAGGGCTGCCCATCTTCCGTCTGGGAAGACTGGTCGCGGAAGGATATTGGCAGATATCGCTTTGGGGAGTGCAGGGAAAAATGGAATACCTTTGGATCAACTGGAATAACTATCGCTACAGTGTTTAAGAGGGCGATTGAGAACGGATGGTCCAATTCTAATACGATGGACTGGGATTCTCCGTTAGACAGTTACGAAGAGGTTATATCAAACCATTCATCTGATGAATTAGAACCTTGGGAAATGGCTGTTAAATACTTAGAAACTCTCTTCCAACCTGATGAATATGTTTCTTTTGTCAACGAAGCTATGCAGAAGGAAGGAACTGACAAGTGGATTCCTAAGAACGCTGGGCACAACATCCCTTGTTCTCGCTTGGTTAAGGTTCTTAAGAAGTCTCAATCTATGGAGAATGCTTTTGGAACGATTAACCCCAAAGCAGGAGCTTGGATACGAATTAACCCAACAGACGGAGAAGGAAGCGCCAATAAGAATATCACTCGATATGACTATGCGCTTGTTGAATCAGATTCATTAAGCATTGAGGACCAGAAGAAGATACTTCTTGCTCTTAAACTTCCTATAGCTTGTTTGGTTGAGTCAGGCGGTAAGAGCATTCACGCTATCGTCAAAGTACAGGCAGTTGATGCGAGAGAATACGCACAGAGAGTAGCCTTCTTATACGATGAACTCGCCAAGAGGAACTTTATAGTAGACACTCAGAACAAGAACTGCAGCAGACTGTCTCGCCTTCCTGGAGCAGAGAGAAATGGAAATATTCAGAAACTCCTCGCTACAAACTTGGGTGTAGCCACTTGGGAAGATTGGATTGATGAGCTAAACGGGATAGGCGATACACTGCCTCCGATACTGGACTTCTGGAATCAGATTCAAGATCCTCCGCAGCTCTCTCCGGAGCTGATAGGTGGAATCCTTCGAGAGGGCAACAAGATGATCATCACGGGCGAGAGCAAGGCAGGTAAGACCTGTCTGTCTCAGGAACTTGCAGTCTGCATCGCAGAGGGCAAGCCGTGGCTGGGTAAGTTCAAGTGCGAACAAGGCAAGGTCCTGTATATGAACTTGGAAGTTGAAGAGGCTTCTTTGTTCTATCGCTTCAAGACCATCTATGACGCTAACGAATGGAAGATAGGAACAAATTCTCACAACATCCACACCTGGAACTTAAGAGGCAAGGCCCTACCGCTGGATAAGTTGGCCGATAAGGTGATAAGGCGGTGTAGAGGACAGAACTACAAGCTGATTATTCTTGATCCGCTCTACAAGGTACAGCAGGGCGACGAGAACAGCGCAGAAGCCATCAGTCTGTTCTGTAATTCCCTTGACCGCATAGCGCACGAGACAGGCGCAGCAATCGTGTACGACCATCATCACCCGAAGGGGTCTTCAGGAGACCGCAAGATCATAGACCGTGGCTCAGGCTCCGGAGTGTTTGCCAGGGACGCAGACGCGATATGCGATCTGTCCTTCCTGTCACCGAGCAAGGAGCTCTTAGAGGTGGTCGGTAGTCAGATCCAGAGCGGAGAGAAGCCGATGCAGATCGCCTTCGTGCTAAGGGACTTCAAGGACGTCGAACCTATCAATATCTGGTTTAAGTTCCCGGTGCACAGTGTGGATTCCGCCAACTTACTCGAAGGAGCTCCGTTAGAAGGAAGTAAGGCAGACTATTTGAGTCGCAGCTCAAAGAGGACTATGGAATCTGAAAGAAGAGAAGGCATCAGGCGTCTGTTTAACGCTTGTGAGCAGAACGGCATAGCGAGCATCGCTGAGATGATTGTTTATGCTAACGGAGATCCGTCAGAGGCATCTATCAGAAGATACATTAAGGAGTTTGACGATGAATATGAGAGCTTCAAAAGGGGATTCATTCGCAAATCTGTCAATTCTTTCACATCATGATTCTCCTTTGACAGAAAGTTTCTTTCATAGGGAAAAATCCCCTTTGAAAGTGACAGAAAAGTTTCAGTCAAAGGTATATATATAGTGAATGTGACAGATTATCCGTCAATGTATGTGACAGAAAAGGAATCAGCGGTCGCTCCGCTGCTGATTCTTTTCACAGTCACTATAGGGCCTTTGACAGCGTTTCTTTCAAAGGAGGTGACAGATTTATGATTACAGCTATTCAATTTAATAAAATCTACGACCAGCACTGTCAAGTCCTCAAGGCCGAAGCCAAGAGAATAGCCGACAGCTCCGTCGCAAGAGCTTGGCTAAATAAGAACGTCGGCAAGACAGATCCCATTGAGTGTCTTGAGGTGGCTCTCAGGTGTCTATATGACCTAACGGGCGACGAGACGATGCTGATAAACGCACAGAAGATACAGGAGGCAAGACATGACACCCTCACAATTTGAGATGAACCAACAAGGAATGGAAGATTTGAGCAACGCAATAATACTACAGGCAGTCAAGGACTATCGTAGCGCTCTCGCTGGTGGTTCTGTAAACGGTCGCGAAAGTAAATCTGTTATTGAAGAATGTGAGAGGTTCTTTCAGTCAGAGTGGTTCAACAGTCTTACGAAGATAAATTCCAATTACCTAATGAAGAACATAAGGAAAGAATTTGAAAAAAGAAAAGAGGATTGAATATGACAATAATTAAAGTCACAAACCCATATTACGACAAAGCTTATACAATAAATAAAGAATTGGCTAAATTCAAGAAAATGTTTCAAAATCATATCCATGCTGTGGGGTATGTAGATTTTGAAGATGTAAACGGAACGCTAATTACTATTTCGCCAGATAATTTTGCAAGTGTTGAAATTTATGAACAGGAGG